ATGTCAAGAGCGGTAGAAAATGATATAGAAGTTCACATTGCTGTAGTAACAATTAAAGGTGAGTGGCATGTGAGAAATGGTATCTATGTTAGCAGTGAAACGAGAAAAAAAGAACTTACAAACGCCATGCTCGAAGTCGGGGCGACTCTTCATATCATAAATAAAATTAATGATAATGAGGATTTTGATTTGTGTTCATCCAGTAAAAGTAGATGTGTAAATGCGATTGACTTACTTATTGAAAATATAAAACCAGATATTATTTTCATCCCTGTACCTTCATTCCATCAGGAGCATAAATGGGTTTATGAATGCTCAATCGCAGCCACCAGGACCACAAAAAATGCTGATTCACCCAAGTCTGTAATAGCATATGAGTATCCACCTGCTGGCTGGGGGGATTCAGGCTCATAGAGTCAATCATCTGGTTCTATTTATGTAGATATAAGTAAACATCTTGAGAGAAAGATATCAATACTTGGTAAGCATGAGTCTCAAATGTCAAATGTAGAGAACTCACTGATATCATTGGATGCAGTAAGGAGATTAGCATCCTTTAGGGGGCTTGAATCTAGTGTGAACTACGCAGAATTATTTTATCTATTAAGAAGCAAAATAACATATTAATCTAAATTATATTTCATTGCTAGTTAGATAATCAGAAAATAAATACACTGATAATAATTATGCGTAAGCAAAACTTACGCATAACTCACCAAGATAAACGATTATAAGATAAAAATTAATGTCATATGCTACTTCAACACCAAATTAAAATTCACTCCCTTGCACGTGCACGATGTATTGGCTCAGGATGGCATTTCTTTTCGTAATAATCTCATCAATTTGAATAAAGGGGCATGGTAGCCCCCTGGTCAATACTGGTTGCACACACAGTAGTTTCATCTCGAATACAGATCAATACATGTATCGTCTATCGATCAACTACACCAACACAACACAATGATTTTTACTGGTGACCGGGAAATATTTATAAATAGTCCTCACACATCCGTCGATCACCTTGGAGACCTATTATCGGTTAACACTGCTCTCCAGCATTCGGCTTGCCCAATCGACAACATCAGGGATCATTACCCGGCTACATCCGCCGATACGCCCCGCTCTCTTGCTACCGCCAGTCCAGCGCGTGTCCTCTCCACTATCAGCTCGCGTTCCATCTCTGCCTGGGCGCTTATGACATGGAAGAAAAAGCGTCTAGTTCGATGAAATCGCTACTGTTAGTCCATACGTAAATAAAACCTGAGCTTAACATACTATTATGTGGCCGCTTTTTACTGATAGTCTCCAAAAAATCAGGTAAAATAATTGACTTCTTCACGTAACAAACATATAAATAATTAACAAAAAACCTTAAAGGTATTTGCAATATTTTTGTCACTTAATAGCATGCAAGTTTACTTATAGGAATTTATATATGGAATTTAAGATTCGTTCAATAAATGATTTTAATGGTTTCTTTATGCCTGAAGCATTAATTTTCAACGGGCACTCCTGTTTGTTAACTGGAAAAAACGGATGTGGTAAAACAAGGTTATTAAAAAGTATTTCTAATTATACATCCGAAACTACTATAAACGGAAATAAGGTTTCCGGTAATGATGTATCAATGATAAACATACTGAGCTCCAATCTTGGGGTGTTTACAATGGAAGGAAATGGTAAGCTTGTTGAAACACTTGCAGAGCAACTTTTGGTATTAATTCATACAAAACAAGATTCACTTGAAGAACAAAATACAAGTGTTAATTTAAACCCTCGCTCCAGTTACAACAGCTCACACATTGCAAATATAAAAGATATATTAAATGGAGCAACCACTTTATTCGCCAAAAAAGCCGAAGAACTCTCCAGTGAAGAACTACAATTATCTATTCATGTTAATAGAGATCTCTACAATAATATTCATGATGAGGTAGGGGGTAATCCTTTTATTAACTTAAGCCAATTTAACATTGGTCACCATCAAACGATAAGGCTAAATGAAATATTAGCCTTTAATAACACAAAAAACGATGAAATAAAACCACTTAACGATGATTTCCTATTCAAAAACATGCATCCACAAAGCCCTCATGAAATTTTTAATGATATAATAAATAAACTCTTCAGAAATAAATTCTTTCTTTCACCACCACCAGAAAAATTAAAACACCTTGTTTACAAACCCACCCTCACTCTTCAATCAAATAATTCACAAATTGATATAAACAACCTTTCCGAGGGGGAGAAAACAATATTCTGGCTAGCATTGAAGACGTTTGAAGTTAAATATTTAACGCCTGGAGCCGATCTAAACAATAGAAAATTAATATTATTGGATGAACCAGATTCGCACTTACACCCTCAAATGACTGTCGACTTTTTTGAATGTCTTGAGTTATTAAACAAATCATTAAATGTATCATTTTTATTTACAACTCACTCCCCTACTACAGTTGCCTTAATGGATAATGATAATATATTCAATCTTGAGTTTGAAGTTACTGACAATTCTTACAAAGCAAGAAAAGTTAGTAAAGATGAAGCTATAAGTCAACTCCTTGATGGCGTAAGTCAGGTTTCAATAAACCCTGAAAACTCAAGGCAGATATATGTTGAAAATTCCAATGATCAATCAATATATGAAGTAGTTTATAATCACATTAAAAATCGGTCCAAAACCATTTCATCAAAAATACCTCTTACATTTATTAGCTCCGGACCTAAAATACCAGAAAATGAATTAAAAAAACATATCATCTCAGTTTATGGTAATGATGAAAAAGTTTCAAGGCTTATAACGGCAATAAATGGTGATGGTGATTGTGAAGAAGTAATCGGAATGGTTGAACATCTTGTTGATAGAGGAAACAAAACTGTAAGAGGAATTATTGACTGGGATAATAAAAAAAGAAGCTTACGAAAAGAAATAATCATTTTCGCTGAGGGGTATGCCTATTCGATAGAAAATGTCGTGTATGATCCACTTAGCATTTACGCGTACCTTGCATATGAAAATGCTCTTCCGCTAAATTATTTTTTTGAATGCGCTCCTGACTTTCCGTGGATAGATGCTATTTCAGACACAGAAACAGCGCAAAAAATCGTTGATTCCGTTACACTTAGAGTATTAGGAAGGGAGAATAAAAGGGATTATGCTATTAACTATATGAATGCGCCATCTTTAAAGGGGGATCGGGAGTATTTCATACCAACCGAAGGTAATACAGGCCACACCTTAGAAGATAAAATATTAGAAGTATATCCTCAAATCAAAAGACTTGCTAATAAAACCAGCGGGAAACCTTTAATGTATTTTTTCATGAGCAAAGCCACCATCAACCTTCTGGGATGGGAATATATCAATTCATCTTTTGATGAGCTTTTTTCAAAAATAAACTAAATAAGGCCGCAATGCGGCCTAAACAATGCTATCAAAAAAAACCTCGTAACGTTAACGCTTATCCATAAAAAATTATTGGTAATATCATTCCGAGAAATCCCTTTCAAAAACTTCTTTATCGAGAAATGCCTCAAAGCCATCATTATTTTTCATATAATACCCACCCGCCTTTGGTTTTTCCCGCACAACATAATCTGCGCTTACGATAAGCTCATTACCTGAATCATCTTTCATAACAGCCGAGTAATCTTCAGCTATAGCGACAGATGCTATCTTTAAAGCCTGTACGGTTCTTGTTGAGCGGTATAACGATAAGGACATAATCACCTCACGCAAAAAAATTGACGTTAATAGTCACCGCGGATGCGGTTCTGTTTTCAAGATTGATATATTGATTATTCTGATACACACACAGTTTGCCGGTGACAGATGCATCAGGTTGCACTCTTGATAAATTAACGCTGGAGCCAGTTTTAATTTCACTGGGAGCCTGTCCCGGGACATTAAAGAACATCGCAAAAAGTTGGTTATTGTTTTCCACCCCGCTAATCAGATAAGTTCCGCGCCGCTCCAGTGCCCCGACACCTACGTTAACCGTCGCCACTGCTCCGGCCTGAATGATGTACTGCTGACCGCGCAACGCCTTAAATGATGCATGTCCGGCACTGGTGATATCCCACGCCTTTTGCTGGGGAGTGGATAAATCCTGCGTGTTGGAATACATCGCAATAATCCGTGCGATAGTGTCCGTTTCCCCCGGTGGGATGAAGGTTTCTGCAACCAGATCGAATACTTTTTGCAGGTCATTTAAAGGAGCCACTCTCAGTCTGTCGCCTACAGAACTCATCGAGGTAAATGAGTTGACTGTCGCTCCCTTAAATGAAATTTCACGTAACCCATTATTGCTTCTTGAAACGTCAACTGAAGACAGTAAATCAGTGCGTGAAGTCGCCTTCCCGGTATCAATGTAGCTGTCACACCGCCAACCTTTATGCGTACCAACAAACTTAAACAGGGGGGCAACGGTGTCACTGCGTGGCCCGATATGCTGAATCTGACCACCATCAATGTGGATGTTGACACCATCCGACGAGTACACCGCTGGCGCAGCGAGAGAAGGGTCGAGGTATAACCCTTTATCCACGGAGCCATTGTTTCGGTTGAATGCCGGATTGATGACTTTGATATTTTTTCCATAGGATGAATAAAAAATATGGCAACGCAGATTAACAGGCTCAATATGCGGCTGAATGAGGGTGATGTTATGGTTTACCCGCGAACCAGTCGCATCTGACATATCAGCAAAGGCGCGACACAGGTTTTCACCTGTATACTGACAGCTTTCAATATGTGTTCTGATAAACAACAGGTTGTTACTGTTGTCTACATCATGAATGCCTATGCGAATGCCTGATGTCTGGAAATTATGGACAATGACATCCTGGAAAATTGAGTCCCAGCAGTGCTCTATGTTCAGACCCCACGGACTGCCGTTGAAGCGTACATCCCCCATATAACCGAGCCTGGCCGCAGAGATGTCAGTACTGCGTCCAAGCTGCATGATGGGTATCGCGCTATCCCGGTATGCGGCATCATCCCCCTGTAGTACGCGCTGCACACTAAATTTATCAAAATAAAAGCGGCACGTACTGAAATGCATTTCCCGGCCAACCAGGCTGTCTGTCCAGAAAATAGTTTTATCGTGTCCGTCACCAACCAGCGAATACATGGACATAGAGGTTGTTGTACCGGATGTGTCCAGATTGACAAACTCAGGCATTTTCTGAAAGTAATATCTCCCGCCTGGTGCATAAACCTGCCGCTTATATTTTGCACCATCAACGAGCGCCTGAATCAGAGCAGGTGTCCAGTTAATTGTTTCAACGCCATTAACTATAGTATCTATCGCCAGATGTCGATATTCCCATAAATTAACTTTCTCGGCGTTCAGATAGGTGGCGACATTGCTAATAAGTTCCAGTGCCCACTGTCGCTGATAGGCCGAAAGGTAAGCTCCCATTCCCTTTTCGCCTGAACCCAGGTTTGAGCGAAGAGCCGCGTCACCGATGTTCGACCATTTTCCTGTGGGGTTTGCAGCTGACCATACACCGCCATCGTTCTCAGGAGAATCCCCGGCAATGACGTGCTCAAGCTCACCCAGGTATTTGTACCAGGAGCCATTGTAGTAGACGATCTGCTGGCGATTATCTACAGCCAGACCAACAGCCCAGTTGCCAAGCTCCTGCCAGCCGATAGCTGCAACTGCCTGCTCGCCGCGACCAGTGATGTAGTCGATAAAGCGGCTGAAGATCATCTCCATGCCGTGCCAGGTTTTGCGAAGCACACCTAACCGGTCCTCTAACTCCTCTTTTGTCCTGTCGTTAACGAATTTATCCACGTTTTCAGCGTTATCGTACAGGTCCTTTACGGCGGCGGAACCTAAAGGATTTTTCGTTTTATATGTGCTCATAGTCGCCCTATAACAAAAAACCCGCCGAAGCGGGTTGTTGAGAGTTATTTCTGTTTTATGCAATGTCGCCGGGATAACTGGCGTTGTCGTAGTCGTAGAAGGACGCGCGGTACTCTTTGGCGGTAACCTGACACGTCCCGTCTGATTGTGGGGCAATCTCCTCAACAATGGCGTCATAGACATGACGCGTTGAGCCGCAGAACACCAGGCGGACTGGCTCAATGGCTGGTGAAGTCTGGTCAATCTTCAATGGGTCATCAAAATCATTCAGATGGAGAACGGACAACTGATAATCCCCCACTCTGCTCGCCACCATCAGACCGGATGCAGAGCCATCCTGATAGCGGATCAGCGCACGGGGATTTTCGAAAGACCAGTCAAGCAGCTCCGTAACGGTGAAGGTTGTCACGCCACCAGCCGTTGTCATCGACTCCACCAGACAGGAAATCGTGTTGTTCCCCGGAATATCATCCGTGAGCACGATGCGATCGCCTGTGTTGTAGCACAGCGCATCCAGCTCGGTGGTGGTCTGGTATGTAACCCGCTGCTGAAGATACTTCATCAGGCGACGCATGCCGATCTGGTAGGCGTGATCCTGATTGAGTACCCCATCGAGTTTGTAATTCTCGATTTTCACCGGCGTGGGATTATCAGGCGTCCGGCATTTAACGGTCTCCTCTGCCCAGGTAACGCCGTTGATGTACGTCACGTCGACACCATCAAAATCATCGTCGGACGGTACGGTAAATCCGCTCTGCAGCTCCTCCACCATCTCATGCGGCGTTATGATCCCCGTCCAGGGCTTAATCCCCTCGCGGTTGACCGTCGCAAGGCCATCGCTTAACAGGAAGCGGGATTTTCCTGCACTGGCTATCATCTGCAGCATTTCCAGCGCTGAGATACTGTCGCCGGTGGCGAAATCGAAATTTTCGCCGCGTGGCGTCCAGTACGCGGACTCCAGCGCGTTGATGGTATCGACGTCCATCTCCAGCCCCAGCGAGTTACCGACATGCAGTAGCGCCCCCGAAATAGTTCTGGCCGTTCCTGAGTCATAGGACCGCGTTGCCACAACGTTTACGCGGCGGTCTGACTGCGCCGCCAGCTTCCCGCCGGTCTCAACGGTCACCGCCATCAGCGACACACCGGGATAGGATGAGGGTCGTGTCAGCAGCCGCCCGCGCAGTGCCTGCCAGTACATCGAATCCCTGGCATTGTTTGAACCCTGCTCATTGCGCCGACGGCATCGAACCTCTACCAGCCCCGGAGAACTGAGGGTGATCCGCTCAGTAAAACCCAGCCCGTTGACGTTTTTCAGCGCATACTCTCCCTGGTGACTCACCCACCCCGAGCCGGAACCGTAGACGCGATACTGTATCTCCCACTCAACGTGGCGAATCCGTTTTTTTCCCTTACTGTCAAAGCCGCAAATACCGTTCGGGAAAGAGAAATTCACCTCGAACATATCGACGGTCTCATTTTCAGGGCAAACCAGGAACGGCCCCAGCCAGCTCAGCGTGTCGTTAAGACCAGTGGCCTCATAGTCGATCATCGTCCTGGCGGTGAATCCCGGCCACGACTCATCAACGGACCCATTAACCAGGCGCGCCACTGTTGCCGTTGTGCCGTCGGCAGAGACGATCTGGTACTCATTCCCGCGGTGAGCAAGTGAAAGCCGTTGCACACCTTCAGGCATGCCCGAGAATGCGGTTCCCGTAGCGCTGGTATAGGCGAGTGTCACATTTGCGGTTACCGCCGGGCTGCCGCCGGTTGATGCCGTGCCGGAGGTGTAAACCGGGGCATCACCGAACACGGCTGCAGGCAGCGAGGAAGATGTGATTGCCCCACCAACGAACGGACTGGCCGCTTCGGTTATCAGTACGGTACCGCCGTTGTCCCGTGCGACCAGGCCGGAGCCAGTGAGCCCCTCGGTGATGGCCGCCAGCAGTCCCGACATTGAGATGTAGTTCGCTACCAGCGACACCGTATAGGTGGTGCCCTGCCATGTGATCATGAACGTACTGGAGCTGATCGAAAAATCGTAGGTGACGGGAGCCGCACTGGCCTGAATTTTTGCCGCGCTGCCACCCTCACCAGGCACTGCGTCCTGACCCGGGGTATAGGATGCAATGACGAGGTCATAATCGACACTATTGAAACTCAGCGTCACCGGCATACCCGCTACGGGAGCAAGTTCGGTAAGCAACGAGCTGGCAAAAACACTGTAACCAGAAGAGGTGGAGATCAGATAATTTGTCGGTGCCTTAATTTCAACTATGGCCCCCGTAACCCAGCTGTCCGGGAGAGAATTATCATCCTCGTCGTCATCGTCACCATCATCTGTATCAAGACCTGTAAACGTTACGGATGCACCAGAAACCGTCATGCTGTCAGCGATAATATCGTCGGAATCAGGTGAGGTCTGGGCCATGTCCAGCCCTGTTCCGCTTGATGTTCCACCGACCTCTGTCGAGTTGAACCAGTTCTCGCTGCGCTCATCGCCGGAAACATCCGCGCCGGGCGGAAAATGGGTGATGCTGAATCCCGGCAGCGTTGAAGCTGGCGTACTGCCAACCCGGACATCGCCATTGGTATAAATCAGTTCACCGACACCGAGACACAGCAGCATCTGGACGCACATTTTCGTCGGATCAGCAGCATCGAACCGGGTCACAGGCTGGACCACATAATCAGGGTAGATACGCACCCGGCCAAAAACCTCGCGAATCGGATCACCCAGCTTTGCGGTATTTGCCTTCGCCGGGTTCAGGTCGAGACTGCGCCCTGTGGATGATGTATAGCCCCCCGTATCGATACTGCTCATCATAAACAGCGAATAGGCTGCTGCGGCAACGGAGATACCGACACCAATCCACGCGATGGTGGCGGCCTCCAGCCCGAAGGGCACCGGATAAAGCCGGACATCACTTTCAGGGTGGATCACGCAAGTAGCCCACTCGCCGGGTGGAATGGACAGACCGTCAACCTCGATGGTTAGCGGCGGCACATCCCGATCCTCGTAACCGTCAACATTCACCGCCAGCCAGTTACGAAGGCTGGTTACGCCATGCTCATGCGTTTCGAGAGGTTCACCGGGAAGCCGGGATGGGTAAAAACGAATGGTCATTGCCAGAACTCCACTTTGACAAAGCGCCGTTTAAACCTCGCTAACGGCAGAAATGTTACGTTAGAGCCTGGATTGCATTCCGCCACATGCAGCAGGCCATCAATACTGACGACAATCCCCACATGGGTCACGGCTGAGCCGGAATAGCAAGCTACGCCAGCCCCTTCGCAGGGGTCGCAGCGCTCCAGGGTAAGCATCATTTGACGCGCCTCCCGGTCGAGGCCGCCGTCGTCTTTCGTGACCCCGGCAAAATCAGGCCAGAGAGGCAAGCCCAAATCGCGGCGTATCTCGTTCACAATGCCAAAGCAGTCGAGATCCGGCCATGAGCGCCCGCCCTTCAGCCAGGTGACTGAAAGGTATTTATCAGGGTTAAACATGATGGATTCCTTAGCTGATATAACGTAGTCCGGGGAAGACAGGAAGCGTGTAGCGGTAACGCGGCCAGGCCATATCAAGGACATTCATATAGCCCGCGGTGATCTGAACCTCTGTTGCCGTCCAGTAACCCGACTTGATTTTCAGCGTATACGGTACCGCCGCAGGCGCGGCTAAATCCGTGGAGATAAAACTGCGGTATGTCAGCGATGCAGATAACCTGTTAGCCAGGGCATTGCGGATCGTCGTGGACACAACACCATCTACATTGCACAGGGCGAATTTCAAATCTTGCGTACCGTCCGCGTTGCGCGCCGGCAGCGCAATGTCAATCGCGCAGGCGGTAAACGTTACGGTATTGCCGCTCTCTGTCGTCGCCGAAATATCCTCGTACCCCTGGCACAGGTAGTGAACATCTGAGCCAACGGTGATCTGCAGCGTTTCAATGATCACCTCTGGCCCGCTGCTGGCATAGAGCCTGTTAAGTCTTGTCATGCTTCAGGCCACTCCCTGTTAACTGCAAGATCAAGAATATCGCTGTTCACAATGAAGTCAGGAAAATCGACCCATCCATCAGGCAGCACAGGTCGTTTCCAGAGTTCTAGTGTCGCTGTGAACTTCCAGTAAATCGGCGCCACCAGTGTTGGCCCCTCATAGATATCAGTGAACCGACATTTATAAAACTCCACCCCCAGCGGGGTTTGTAGCTTCATAAAAAACCAGTCAGCGCCATCCGTTATTTTTTCCCTATACCAGGCTTCAAACAGCTGAGCCTGACCGTCGGTCTCCATAAACCATGACACACTGGCCTGAGTTGGAGTTGACGTATATGCCCGCCTTTGCCGCGCGCGGCCGGTGGTTAACTGGGTTCGTTTTAACGGGCTTACAGGCTGGAATCCGTACCCTTCCTGTAAAGGCATGGGGAGATAGTCGTGCGGATAAAATATGTCAGCCATTATCCTGTTCTCCGTCCAGTGTTATATCCTCCGGTTAATGCCTTATGCACCTGGCCTACCCCCTTTGCCAGATCGTTAGCGACCTGCTGATAACCTTGTTTGGCACCATCACGAGCGGCCTGCTGTACAAGCATCACAGTCGTATCAGAAGGGTTTCCATTGATAGTTATCGGAGGAACCGTGACTGTGGGACGGATGATGGTCGTTTGCTGGCTATTACTAACGTTCTGAACACCAGTACCAAACCCTGTACGCCCCAGAGTTGCATCAAGCGGTTGGCCATTTCGAAGTGCCTCAAGCTGAGACACGCCGATCCGGTTCGTTGACGCCTGGTCGAAGACGTACTCTCCTTTGTGAACAATACCCGCGGGCTGATACTTACCACCGGGGCCGGTGTAACCGCCGGAGGCGAAGCCAACACCTGAAACAGCCTGGATATTTGAGACGATACTGGCAGTCTGCGCAGCGATTGAGGCCATAGCGATGATGTTGGCCGGATAAGGCGCGCTAACTGCACCGCTTGCTATAGCCTGCTGGATTTTCACCATTGAGTCCGCGATAGCGAATGCCTTGCTCGCAGCAAAAGCGACCTTGTAGATTGCCGATTGCTCACCAAACCCCGTTCGCATGATGTCGGCGGTACTGTCAAACAAGGACTGCGTGGCCGCAGATATGATGGTGTTTTTCTGAGCCTCTATGACCTGATTTGCATCCGCCGCACGTTGACGAATAGAGGTCATTCTGGCCTCACCCTCGGCAGTTATTTCACCGGCCTTCGCATAAGCTTCCTCCTGAGCTGCCAGCCAGCGCTGGAGCTCTTGCTGAGCCTGGTCATATTCGTTGATTTGCCCCTGCATCCCCTCAAAAGTTCCAGAGAGTCGCCCTCCTGTGGGTGTAAGGTTTCCTACAACATTACGAACCGTCGAGGGCAGTTGCATATCGGTGTTTTGATAAATATCTGCCCGTGTTTTTTCATATTCACCGGGTTTTAGTTGCCCGGTTGCTTTGGCTTTCTCCAGCAGTTCAAGACGGGTTTTAAGCAGATCGTTGGTCCGCTCATCCTTCGTCTTTACCTGTTCCTGCATTTTCCGGTAATCATCCAGGGTTTTTACGGAGTTTTGCAGTGCCTCCTGCTGCTTATACGCCTGGAGGATTTCATCTGAACGGGAAAGGATCGATTTCTGGTCAGCTGTGAGCTGCGTTTTAGACTTGAGGTCAGCAATTTGCTGTTCGAACTTTACCCGCGCCTGGGTTGCGCTGTTAAGCTTGTCACTGGCGTCAAGCTGGGACTGCATGGCAGCGGTCTGCTGGTTTATCTGATCAAGCAACCTGGTTGCTGCGTCCTCGGTATATGCTTTACCCTTTGGCGTCTTGGGTGGTTTCGGATCTTTGTACATCTCGTTAATGCGAGAAACATTTTTTGCATATTGCTCTGCAGTAATTGCACCAGCCTTCAGGAATTCGCTTTGCTGCTTAATAGCTTTATTGCGCTTATCCGCATTGCTCAGATATTGCTGGTTAACGCGATCTGCTTCCTGCTGCGTTTTAATTCTTTGCTGTTCGGCTTCCTTAGCCTTCGCCTGTCCTTTGGTTACATCCCCCTGAAGATTGGCAACTGATTCGAGCAAATCTCTCTGTTTTATCATCTCCGGGAGGTTGGTAAACCTCGCGCTAAAACTGTTCCAGAACCCACCATCTTTTTGCCCTTTTTGGGCTTCAGCAATATTTTCGTTTAAGGTGGCAAGTTTATCCGTTAGTGTTTGTTCACGCCCAATATTGAGCATCGCATCCCAGGCGACTTTGGCCGTTTTACCCAGCGAGTCCCATGCACTTTCAAGAAGACCAAGATTCTGATGAATATCATTCGCACGCTGCTGCATGGCATTGGCGTAAGCATCAGTAGCCACCCGTGCAGCATCCTGCTGATTACCTTCATCCTGTAGCGCTTTAATCTGGTTGTAGGTTGCCAGTGTCAGAAAGTGGTACTGGTCGTTAAGTTTGGTAATGGCCGCAACCGGGTCAGCAGTAATGTCGTTGAAATCACCAACCAGCTTATCGGTAGCAATGCCCGTCGCCTCGCTGGTCTTAACAATGGCGGTTGTCACGCGCTCCAATGAGTCGCCAGCTACTTTACCGGATAACACCAACTGATTCAGCGTTGAAGCTGCTGCACCGGTTGTGGAGTTAGCTGCGACCGATACACGGGCCGCCATATCTGCCAGTTGACCGGAAGTTTTGCCTACCAGATTACCAGTGAGAACGAGAGACTTATAAAATTCGTCCTGCTCCTGAGTGCCTTTGTAATAGGCCAGACCAAGAAATCCGACCGCCGCAGCTGCAAGAGTTAAAGGGTTAACCAACCCCATAACATAGGTGCCCACACCCTTAATTGCCGGACCAATACCCCCGAACATATCTTTCAACTGCCCGCCCTGCTGCATCAGCACCATAAACGGTGACTGACCGGTGGATAAGCCGACAACAATATCTGTCATCTGAGCCGGGATCATGCGCATGGCATAGGCAGTCTGGGCGGCAGATTGGCCGGCTTTACCAAGGTCGTCGCGAAATCCTGTTAGCCTGTTTCGTGTTTCCTCGATTTTCTTTGAATAAAGATCGAATGTATCGGTATCTACCATCCCCTTAGATTTGAATTTCGCAAGATCCTGCTGTTGTTTATCCAGTTTGTTCAGGGCTGCGTTTACCGGGTCGATACGATCTAAGAGTTCAGAAAGGGACTGTTTTTCTTCATCAGTGGCCTTTGTCACTTTCCCTGCACTGGTGGCAGCACGTTCACCTGCCTGCGTCATTTTTACAAGTGCAGTTGCGAGATTGTCAGCCCGCTTTTCTGCCCCAGAGCTGTCAATAATAATGGCCAGGCGGGAGGTTTGTTCTGTCACGTGCTTTTCTCCGGGCAATAAAAAACCCCGCCAAAGCGAGGTTGGAACTTTTTGAAACTGTCGGGTCTTTACTTCATTGGCGGTAAAACATTATTGCTACGATAATCACCGCAAAGGCAGTAATTGCAATTCCAGCGATTAACTTTACATTAACATCAGCCAGCCTATCACTAGCTCCAGTATTGTCAGTGTTAGCTATTATCTTCGAAGGAGTTACATCACTCCCGCAATGCTTGCACTTCACCGCTTCAGCGCTTATTAATTCTGCGCAGTATGGACATTTGACTGAGTTTGCGGATGGTTTGAACTTCTCACCGACCAAAGCGATGATGACTCCTGCAATCGTTACGAACCCGCCAAATATCATGTAATTTTGTCGTGAAGATATTAAACCAAGGTTATTAACTCTGTAGCCATCATCTGTTGCTACTGTTACATCCATAAATAGAGCAAAAACAGCGAAGATCACGCCTATTAAGATGGCAAGATAACCAAGAATCCTCATACTCCCACCTCATGAAAAAACAGCCCAAATAATGGGCCGGAGTTATTAATTTGTATTAAAATTCCTAGTCAACTTAAAGGTTATTGACTGATTATTTGCATCCATGATATCCAGCACAGCCCCTTTATAACGTATCGTTTTGGACTCAGAAAGGTCGTACTCTACCTCATTAGAAAAAGCGGCCCGAGCCATACCTCCTTGAAATTCTCTATAACCAATATTAATTTTGTTGCCGACCTTCCCATTGTAGATAAGAGTTTGCTGGAAGGAAGATTGTTGCTCGGTCTGGAATTTTACTTTCGTAAATGGCTTGCCTGTATCACACTTGGTTCCACCATAAATCGTGACAATACAAATTTCGCCGTTCTTCATGAGCTGTATGCTTTGTGTGGGATCATTAACCATGAAGCGGTTAGGAACAACTGCACCTGATGTTCTTTCTACATTAGAGTAAAACTCTGATTTTGAATCCTCTCCAATTTTTACGTAGTCTCCTGCCGGGATCGTATAGACACCGATTGAGCCTATAACCACAGCCTGATTGAAATGAATTGCATCAATGCTAGCATCAATTCCCTGCCTAACCATATCCTCGCCAACGTAGGTTGTTGTTACTGTATTTAGCGGCGGAATACTGATTTGCTTTGTTTGAGGCACATAGTTACGAGCCGGCGTTGTACACCCTGTTAAAAGCACTGCCCCCAGAGCCACTATCAATAATTTCTTCATTTTATGTTTCCCGTGATTACAATCAGAAACATCCTAACATATAGAGGCAGCTAAACAATGATTAGGTTATTTTACTATCGCCCGCCTTTTTTGCTCTTCGGCCCACTCAGCCCTCCAGGCATCATCGAGAGCCAGTATCGCTGCGTCAAACTCAATGCGGTCGATCAGGATGGTGCGCGATGCCAGGTAAAGCTCAATATCATTCAGGGATAGAGGGAGCGGCACTCCGGCCATGCCGGCATACTTCCTGCCGCGCGATATCATGGCGTAAGCGTTGAGGATCTCCCCAGTGACTGCATCGATTTCAGGCTCCGGAATGGGCGGGAGATTTAGTTTCTCCCTGCGCCACTTTGCTTTCTCGCCCTGCTCGCCGGCGAATTCCTTTAGCCACTTTTGGGCCTCTATGGCTTTTTTACGGTTTCCTGAGTCTGCTGCTCCTTACCCTGAGCAATATTCGCCGCCTCAGCCAGAATAAGCCAGTACAGAGAGGGGTTTTGCTTCAGTAACGCAACACCACGCTCCGGTGTATACGCTACCGCCGTCTCCGTACCATCCACCAGCTCCCCCACGCCTTCCCAGTCTTTCAGAAGAAAGCGCGCGCAATTGTCGATGAGAAGATCATCAACCGAGTCAATCTCGCCCACACTGGCGAGATCGAAAGCATCCGTACCGACCTGGTAGCTCGCGTCCATTTTGTCGATATGGCGCCGCACCAGCGCATTGCGTGAGCGGTATTGTGGATTCTCGCTACTGGCCACCAGCAGACGGAGTTTAAATAGCGCCTCGTCTTCCGGCGTGAATTTCTTTTTACTTCCTGCTGGCTTTTTGTAAGGGAAAAACCAGCGTTCTCCGTTCAAATCAATTTGAGAAGAAATAATCAGCATAAAGACTCCAAAAAAGCCCGATCCGCGATGACTGCAGAACGGGCCAGGTAAATTAAGGCGCGGTAACGGTGATTTCAGACGTTGCGGTATAGGTGCGGGCCTTACCGGTGATGATTGCAGTACCAGCAGCATTTCTGGTGACTGTTGCTGTTTTCTGCCCGGTAGAAACCACGCTGGCGATAGTCGGATCCGATGACGTCCACTGGACGGTATCAGTTGAATCAGCTGGCGTAAGCGTGGCGGTTAACGTCACCGTGGATCCCACGGCCCCAGTTGAAGTGGCTGGCGCAACACTGATTGCCGTCGCCGGCACTTTAGGCACGCGCGTAATCGTCGGCGGAGTATTGGCCGCGGTGATATCCAGCTGAACCTGAACAATGTCAGTGCTCCCCGCATCCGGCCAGTCGCCGGAGATCTGCACTTCCGGGAAATCGAAGGTATAGGCGCCTTCAGCATTCTCCAGCGTGAAGCTAAACGGCACCGTTTCGCCGGTGAACGTTTTTTTGTAAACCTCCCAGGCAGCCTTTGACCATGACAGCGTGATTTGACCTGACGGGGTAAAGGTTGTCGGAATGTTTGCGCCGGCGAATGCCGAACCGGTACCGATGCAGCGCTGAGTCTGCATATTGTTGTTGAACTGGATGTTGAAGGTGTCGACGCAGAAACCTGTCCCGCCATCAACACCATTTAGCCGGATGTTCGTGACCTCTTTGAAGGAGTAACGCAGCGCCCCCGCTAAATCCACCGGCGCGGTGAAATAGCTGGTATCGTCCCCCTTCGTCTCCCAGTCCAGCCCTGCAAACGTAATGGTTGCAGTGATATCACCATCGGCCGGGATTTCCATCTGGAAGGTGCCAACCTGGCAACCGCGGGCAATCTGGGCGATCCCCACATCACTGGCAAAAGTCGCCACGGAGAACGTAATGCGACCATTACCCATCGTTAGCACGTTATTTAGCCATTCGGAACCGAAGCAGCTGGAAAGAAAATCATCATGCTGGTTCCAGCGAAACCGCGTGCCGACATCGCCGCCGACATCCACTGTGCCGCGTGAAACACCTTGCGCCATGCGGTCACCAGCGATTTCGTCATTGTCGTTGGTGTTCTGCGTTGGTTTCAGACCAAATGAAGAACGACGCAGCAGGTTCCACGCCCCTGCTGTAGGCGTGATTCCTGGCGTTGTCTCGCGAATAAACGCGGCTACTACTTTTGCACCTGAGCTCACAGGAGCCTCCTGTTTTTTGTGCGCTACAGAGCGCGATAAGGAATTTGAAGATTGAGCTGTAACCAGCCATCGGTCTCACCCGCCGGCACAGCAGAAACAGCGAAATAACTCAGCTTTCCGTCATCCTTAAACTCGAATAGCTCCGTTAGCTGATCGGCCGTTCGGGAGATAAGCAACGTCCCGGAACCGACCGGAACAAAAAGCTGAATGATGAGTAAGCCCGTCCTGTGGACTACCGGCCCGTCCCCGATCTCGGTTGCGCCAGCCTGCCCAGCAATGTTGGTTAGTCGGGCCCAGATATCGCGGTTACTGGGGTCAAATACCGGGCCATTCGGATAATCCACCGCATCAGAGGCAATAGCGGTCTGTGCCGCCATTCGGGAAATGACAGCGTTTCTGATTTCTGTAAGGGTCATTTGTAGGCCTGAATAACACCATTAAACGAGACGGCATAGACGCCTGTCGGCGCCTGTGTTGAGTGGCCATTCTCCAGAGGCACGGAGTAAGGCAGGTTCGACTGGATGTAAATCACCGAGTAGGCTGGCGCCTGGTCAATGATATTTTTGCCATTAAGAAACGTCATTGTCCCGCGCGGATCCGGTTCGGTCGGGACGGAATGATTAGGTTCGCCGATGCTGACGAAATGCGATGCCCTGAAGGTTCCTGCGCGATACTCAGCCGGCCGCCTGATATCCATGCTGTCATTAACACGGACTTTCTTTCTGAGACGGCCTGTCTTTGTCAGGTTGGCAGGATCGGCATAAAGAGATTCGTTCCATTCCCCAACAGCTTTGTTGTACTGAACCGCGGTCGCGTTAATGGCCCACAGCTCCGGGTTTCCTACCGGCGACCGCTGAACGATTTCATTCAGCAGCTGAATGGCGATTGTCCGCTGGCGTAGTTTGACATCTTCTGCCACCAGCCCGGCGAATGCCGCCGGGTCAATGTTCCAGCCCTTAGCCATATCACGCCCTCCGCAGTTGAATGGAGTACGCAGCGCCAGCAGAGTCGGCAGAAGCGGTGATGACCTCGTAGCGCTGAAGCTCACCCGTAACCGGATCCGGTGCGGTGATGATATGCCCGACGGCCGGCTTATCAGTCACCTCGTTAACCAGTGCGGTTAGCTTCACATCACCATGCAGAATGTTAACGCCATCGATACGGCGCAGCTTATAGCGCGCCAGTACTCCACGCCCCGAGTAAGTCACCTGCGTTTCAGTGCCGGTTTCCGTCACCGGGTCCCAGGCACCCCGAACGGTATATGACCCAGTGAAATCCTTAACGGCATCCTGCAGGTCGGTATCGAATGCCGCGGCGACTTCGGTTTGCAGCTCGTCACGAATGCCCATTGCACCCACCAATACGCTGCTGAGGTTTAACGATCACTGTACCGTGGAGTTTGCGGGTATAAATTTCGCCATTGCGCTTAACCCGCAGCGGGAGCGGAGCAAACTCTACAACACCCTTTGCCTGGTTTGCGTAAACGACATGTCTGATCGGGTTTCCATTCACAAACACATCGCGGGGACCGAGCCCGTCGCCGGCATAATGCACATATGGATTTTGCATGTTACCCCCTTACCGCCGCTCAATATGAGCATGGATAAAGTCGGTTTTAAGCGACTCCATAGCGCCAACCATCACATAGGGGCGTCCACCGTTATGCCAGCAATCAATCGCGTTACCCTCATCATCAAGCAGTATCACTGCGACACTGTGGCAGCCGCCGTTTTTGGCTCTCTCCAGAGCCTGTTTCAGCAGGCGAATAACCTGGTCGTTATCGAGGTTGTGATGGCTGGGCTTTTGAAATGGGACCACCTTCAAATCGGACATATCACGCCCTCACAAAGAACGTCTGGAAAGGGTTAATCATCCACGGTTTGAGCATATCCAGCGCCAGCTGCAAATCAGGATCGAGTAATTCAGTGCTGGTGGTTGAAAGCTCGGCAAAAGTGCGGGAAACCTTCACATCGTCGGCCTCAACGCTTTTGCTCGTCACCACGCCGGAATCTGTTTTTTGCTGATACAGATTGCCTGCAGCGGCTACGGAAGCGATAAACGCTCCGGCTTGCTTAACTTCTTCAGGAATATGCTCCGGGTCGATATCCTGAAGGTTAAGCGCCGTCATCCAGGTGTTTGCCTGGAGCACGGCTTTACCCTTTTTGTCGGCGGCAGTCCAGGTATCCCCCAGCAACTCGTCAACGTCCTGGATTGTTATATAAACGGTCATCGGATCCTCACCAAAAGAAACGGGGCTTTCGCCCCGTCGGTTAACCACCCGCAGGAGCAGTGAACGCAATCGCTTCAGTTGTTTTCACCACACCGTCAACGGTAGCCGTCACCGTGAAGGAGCCGGCCGTAGGAGAGGTGAGTTTCACCGTCGAGCCACCAGCAGACCCTGTCTGTGACGTCGAAGCACTTAGCGTGCCGCCTGTAGACGTCCACGCCACAGATGCCCCGGAGACTCCTGCACCATTTCTGGTGTACTTGAGCGAAACGGTCACCGCGTCGGTACTGTCAGCAGTTGCGGAAGTTTTATCCACTGACAGGGTTACTCCCCCGCAGGGGCTTCCAGCTTAATCAGTACGCCTGCAGTGGATTTGTTACTGGTGAAATGTTTCTTCCAGTTCGCGCCGGTGCCGATTTTGGTCAGGTCAGGGTTAGCGCCCTTCGTCTCATCCCAGCTGTAACCCAACAGTTCAACGTTGACCGTACCCTCTGCGCGATAGCCAATGGCAAGGTTTTCCTGGTCGTTGATATCGTAGGAACGGAAGCCCGGAGCCTGTGATTCCGTTACGGATACCGCGCCGGCCACCAGCCCCAGAATCGCATCAACTGGCATGGTGTCAGTTACCAGCACCGGTTTACCCAACGTGCCTGGCTGTCCGCCATAAACCACCACGCCAGCTTCTTCGTAAATTTTGTTGTCGATAGCCTGATCAACAATGTCGAAATAGGTCGTGGAATGCATAACGAACAGCGCAACACGGTTAAATTTATCGCCGTATTTACGCAGGCCACGGGTCAGCGTTTTCTTACCATCAGTGGCAATATCCGCGGATACCGTCATGTCAGCATTTGCGCCAATGGCTGCAACAAGACCCTGTAGGGCATACTTGATATAACCTTCAAGCGTTGCATCAGCGACGTCGACGCCGATCACCTCGGAGAATTCGCTAACGTCGCGACCCCGACGTTTAAACGCCTCCTCCGTGGTTTCATACGGGCCGTATTTCCACGGCGCCTTGACGCTGACAGATTCGCCGGCACCGATTTTTTTACCCGTTACCGGGTCGGTGGAGTTAACGTTTCGCGATTCGATAGAACCACCAACTTTATAGAAGGTGCGCTTGCGAAAATCACCCTCGATCAGTTCGTTGTCGAGAATGATTGCGCCGTTTGAAGCGGCGTTGAAGACTTCCAGATTATCCTGGCGACGCTCAAGAAACGCAGTCTGCGCGAGGTCGTCATAGATAATCAGGTCACTGTTTACGGTCGTAGGCATTGATTAGTCCTTACTTAGGCAATTTGAGATAGGCCTGCTGGCCATGTTTGCGGATGTAGTCCGCTTTGTCGCTTGAGCTCATTTCTGAACGTTTCAGACTACCGCCACCGCCACCGGGTTTATGACCACCAGCCCCGGAGCCTTCGGCGCGCGGGAACAGGTGCGGGGCCGTCTCTTTCAGAGATTCAGCCCACTCAACCGGGGTGAGCGGAGTTTTTCCGTCTTTACCGAACAGAACATCGCCATTTGCATCAACTGCTACGGCCTCGCCTTCGTCGTTGAGCTGGAATGTGCCTTTAGCACGAAGAATCAGATCGTCGGATGCTTCTGGCAGCGCGCCAGCCTTAAGCGCTGCGCTGCGGATAGCATCACCCAGGACACGATCACGGAATTTGCTGGAGAACGCTTCCGCCTTTTCAGCGCGTTCATTAGCGGCTTTGATTTGCTTATCAACATCAGCACGTAGCCGCTCAGTGCGTTTATCCAGTACCTCGTCAATTTTCCCGGCGGCGATCAGTTGCGCCTCTTCATCATCAGAGAAACGCTGGAGAATAGTTTTCACCGCGTCAGGATCGATACCTTCAAAACGCTTAAGCGACTCAGTGGACTCTTTGAGCTTACCGAGTAACTCACTATTTTTATTTTTCAGGCCTGAAACCTGAGCACTGACCTGCTCATCGATCAGCTTTTGGATTTCCGGCGTAATCTCGGGCGCACCACTACCGGAGCCACCGCCATCACCACCTTCACCACCAGCTGCCGAATAATATTTAATGAGCATGTTACGAATAAGCATGTTGTCCCCTTGGGATAGTAACTGTGGGCCTGGCCCAATAAAAAAGGCCGCCCTTAGGCAGCCTGTTGTAAATTTCAGATAATAAAAAAGCCGCGCTAAGGCGACCTCTTCATTTAGCTATTTTCTAGCATGTATTCTTTTGCATCTTTAATGGCTTTATCCATTCTCTGCAAAGAAGACTTTGGCTCTGCAATGCTTCGCACTGTGCAAATCTCTTTAATGAGCCCTCTTGCGATTACCAGCTCTTCATACAGGCTTGCAATAAGGTCTCTTTGTTTTTGTGAATCCATAACAACCTCGTCTCGTTGCTTGTCGGGTTATTGGTTGTAGGTGGTGACGATTCCGCTTTTCGGGAGCGACCCTAGCCACTGACAATACAATTAGGTGTGGTGGCCGGTGCTGCCACGGCATTCTGATACTTCAGAACGGCGGGGACTCACCGAAGTGAGTCTGGTTTCCGGCTTGCCCGTTTCTCACGGGACGCTTTGGCGCGCAGGTCAGCATCCTGCATTCACCACGAATTTACTCTATCACACTCTGGCATCCTTAAACGCCTGCGCGTCAAGGTTGCGCAATTGGTCAAGCGTCAGCCACTCGCCCCTGTCGTTGTAGAGCTCATCGGGAGACATGCCGCCATCACGAATCAGCCTGGCGCGCGTTTCTCCGACAATCTCAGCTTGTCGCGTGAACGACTGCCGGGAGAACCAGTCCTGGTAATTCGTGTCAGCCGGAACCTGTCCATCCATGCTGGCGCGCGAGCTATCCTTGATTTCGCCGACTTTAATACCCAATTCCTCGGACGATTTCAGGATGTAAGTTTCGGTGCTCCGACAGCAAAAGTGGATTTTCCCCGGTCCCTGCAAATAAGGCACCTTGTGCCCTATCGGTTTGTTATCCAGCGTGTACTTGAGTCGGTCGCGGATCCGACAATCCTTTGATGTCCGGTTATCCAAAGTAGATAACCACTGCTTACCCTTCAGAATGTCGTCGTTCGCCGCCGCAAAGCTTTGTCGAGCTGTCGATGCAAGATGCCCTACTGCCGTTTTCGCTATGCTGGCTGCATTGGCCCGGCTCATCTGCAGCGCACCATCCTGGTAGCCGCGGTTAGCATGGCCACGAACCTTTTTTGCGATCTGCTCATGCGTATCGCCCAGCAGGAATCCCTGCCGCACCGTATTGGATATGCGCGCCATCCGATCGGCTTCGAGGTTGCTGGCCCATTCACTTAGCAACCGCCCCTGAAATGGACGCCCCATCGCCGCGGCATAAACTGCATCCGGGGAGATGTCAACCAGTGGATGAAGCGCCAGAACATCGTCGGGGATCGCAAACTGGAAGAGGCTCATCTGAAAAGTGGCTTCGTGCTTCGACAGTTCCTGCAGCTCGGCAGTAAGAGCTGCATACATCGACTGAATCGCATCCTTGTTTATCGCCCTGACGCTTACCAGTAACGCTTCCAGACGCGAAACGGTAAAGCTCTCAGCGTCCAGCGTATCAATTGCCACCAGCAACCTTGCGGTAAGTTCGGCGTCGCTGTCATTCAGGACTTTTATCATCCTGTTGGCAACGCCGGTACTGTAGCGACTCACCCATATAGCGTGGGCTACGGATTCATCCTGCAGTTTGTCATTCGCCGTTGCCATTATTGCCACCAATCAGGTTAGGCGCGCCGTTACGAATAGCGTCAATGACAGTTTCAGGGTCATCAGCGGGATCTATCAGGTCAAGCCTCTGCAACGCTCTGACCATATCCGTGTCGCGGATCGCACCGGACTGCCAGGCATTGACGATTGCCGTTACCATGCCGGATTCAGCGACTTTGGCGATAAACTCCTGATTGATGCTGTAACGGTATTCCTCGCCTTTTATGCCGAGATATCTGGCGCACCAGCCGAGCGCCAGCGTATAGGCCTCTGAGACATTGGAAACGCAAATGCCCAGCACCGATGTGGATGCGGTTTGCTCGCCGCTGGATTGCGTGGCGGTTTTAACCGCGCCGTTCTGCTCGATAAGCCGGGCGCCAAGCTGAACAGAATAATCACGCTTACTGTCCATCGCCTCTTTAGCCAGGGTGTTTGGTTGCGCCTGAGCATAGGTAAAACTCCCCTCCTTCGGCAGCAGGAAAGGAGAACGAGAACCGACACGGATCCCTTTATCCTGAAGCCAGTCACGCCAGTCGGTATCAAGCCCGGAAATCACCGGCTGAACCTGACCGCAGAAAAATACACTGTCTTCGTAATCCGCCGAATTTCGATAATGGCCAAGGTTAATTTCAACGAGGGCGGCTAAAGGCGACTCGTCGATGCTGGGATCGTTATTTTGTGCACCAACGAAGGTAAAGGGGATCTCATCCCAAAAATCCTCACCTTTTGGCTTCGGATGATACTCAGAATCGATGGAAAAAGACCCTGCATCGGCTAACTTTCGCCACACCCTGCAGATAAACTTGCCGTCCTCCAGGGCAAGTTCGCGATACTGGATTTCATCCTTGTACGCAAAACCATCTTCCTTTTCCATGCATTCGCGTAAAACCACCAGCACCAGTTGATCGCGTCCATTGATGCGTTTGGTACGCCAGTTAATGATGTTCTCCGCCTGATAGTGAAGGATAATCGCCTCATCAGTCCCAGCCGCATAATCCGTATACAGCCCCTCGCGCGCGGCTTCCAGAATATTTTCTGTAACCTGCTGGGACTGCTGATAAATGCTGGCACCAGCACCATCGGCGTTATCACGAAGATAATTCAGTTTATCCGGCGCGGTCATGGTCGGGTCTTTTCTGAATGCCAGCCCCAGTAAACCCACCTTTGTATTGCCCGTTATCGCGTAGAAAACGGCGCGCTGAATGTAATCAGCATTGCGCTTTTTATTGCGTGCAGACTTATCGGAAGGATCCAGAAAAGGGAGGTATTCATTCCCTGCAGCCTTTACAGCATCAGCCCCTTTGCACACGTCACGAATTTTTTTCCACACGGGCATCGCCGCCCTGACCTCAGGGCGAACATAAGTAATATCGTTATTGGCCATCAGAATGTCGTGTCCAGTGAGATGGAGAAAGCGGGCTTCGGTGGATTGTGCAGAACTGCATAACGCGTTCCGTCCCAGTCGTGATCTTCCTGCTGAGTGTCAACGTCATCAGGGTTTTTGCTGTCGCGGACGAGTACAGGAATACGGCTTATCCAGCCACGGCAGTAATCGAAAACATAAAACGCGGGTTTTTCTGGTATCCCGGACTCCAGTTTTTTGCCTTCGACAACTGCCTCCAGCATGTCGGCGAACAACGCGGCACCATTAACGCGAGAACCGGGCTTTTTGTTGGCCTCAACCCATTTAACACCCTGCGCTTCCATTTTTTGAGCGATTGAAAGCTCATCATCACCAGTGTTGTAGATCGCGCTGTCGGCCGGGCCGGGAACAACCTTTTTGCAGATGCCAGGCATAATGTTGAGTTGTCCCTGAGTGACACCATCAAGTTTTATCTCGTCCGGTTCGTCAACTTCCTGGCCTGTTAATCGCTTATCAATCCACGCAACGCCTTTTGCAACGTTGGTGGATGACATGTTCAGCCCTTTATTCAGTTCGTCAGGTGGACAACCGTACCATTCACCAATCAGAATCAGAGACCCGGCGGGCGGGCAGAATTGACGCCCATCCGGCAGCGTCGCGACTGTGCCATCCGTGCGAGCCCACCAGAGGTTAGAAAACGGTTTCGACTCACCCCAGTCATGGGAACGGTCAACGGTCCAGCTATCCGGTATGCGGAACGGCTTAATGACATGCAGTGATTCATTCCACAGATGGTCAAAGCGCCCGCCGCTGGTCACATCCCATGAGCCCTCTACCCACGCCTTGCGACGGTTCGGGTCTTTAATTGCCATCAGCGTTGCAATGTACTGCGGATCGAGATACGGGTTCTCTTTGAAAGAACCGTGTATCGCGACGCGGGTTAACGTGATCTCTTCTTCCCGCTCGGTTTGAGGGTTGAACACTAATTGCTTGTGACGCTGTACAGTTCCGCGCGGTGCCGGTTCGATAAATCGTTTTTTTACCCATGTATGGCCGATGCCAAATGGGTTTGTCGTGTTGAATACTTCGAGCGGGATCGGTTTTAGCAATGAGCCATCTTTTCGCGGATAATCTTCAGGCCGGAACGATGAGCGGCGACACGAAAACATTGCTTCGTAGAAATCTGAATTAGGTTGTTTGGTTAGCTCGTTAAAGCCGATAAACGGAAATTCCTGCCCGTGGAAGTTCCAGTAATCATCAGCTTCGCTTCCGAACCGGAACAGCAGTTCTTCACCAGTAGGCCACACCCATCGCAATTCACTCGCAGACCGAAGAAAATTTGCCCCGTCGCCGAACAGGTTATACATACGCTTAGACTGCGTGATGATGTCTGCCAGGTTCTTATACTCAGTGTCAAAAATGACACCGCGCCAGAATGAACCATAACCGACACCGACATTACGACGAAAACGCGCCAACTGCGCCGCGGTTTTTCCTGGTCCACGCGTTCCCTCGTAGAGGATCTCATTACATGGGCAACTCAGCGAAAGAGACTGTGATCCGGGCAGAGGCTTCCATACAGCCTTGTAATTCATCCACCAAGAACCTCATTTTGTTGTTTCTGCGCAGCAGCTTCCCATTCGTCAACGTTGTCACAGGATGGAACGGGCATAACGTTGTGAGTGGATATAACGTTTTGTTCAACCTTCTGCTTGTTGGTATAAACGTCACCAACCTCTTTCGCAGCCTGTTCGAGAAGCTGAGCCGTCATGCCGAGGTTTTTCATGTTCTCGGCAGTCACAGACATTCGTTGCAGTACGCGGAGCCGATAAGCCTTATTAGCAATCGGGATTTCTGCAATTTCCGTCTGGAAGCGCTCGCGGGTTTCGTTGAACATCTCCACCCATTTTTTTGCCAGGCCTTTGCCGTTAGCTTTTGTGGGGTCGTGAGATTCAACCTGCTGACGAGGGATCGTGATGCCGAATTCTTTTTTGACAGCCTCCACCACCTGAGAAGGGGTGTCGAAGCACGCAAGCGATTGAACGATGAAGGCTTTAACCTCACCTTTTAATGTCGCCATAGCTTACCTGCCCGTCATAATCAGTCATAAAATCAAGCCAGTTTCAGCATGCACGTCCCGCACGCTCTGGCAATATTGAGATGTGCAACCTCCGCAGGCTTGTTCGCCGCATCCACAATTTCCTGCACGTCTTTGCTGGCGCCGTAACGCCGGACCACTCCAACGAATTCCTCGACGTCATGGCCGCGAAGTTTGAGCACCGGCATTCCGGTCTCTTTGTTGAACTTCGGCGCGCCATAGTCATCGGTAGCCTGGGCGATGTGGTAAAGCTCATGCTCTACCAGCGCGCAGAACTCGAGGTCGCTGCATTGTGAGCAGTAATCGGCTGCCAGGGTGATGATAAACTTCGGGATGCGCCCGAACCATTCATGCATCTGCTGTTCCATTCTGGCTTTCTGCCAACCACTGGCGCGCAGCATTACCTGCTCGGCCTGACCGAGGACATATTGCCCCTTTTTGGCGAACGAGTCTGATGCCCACATGAAGCAGATGTCAGCCTCTAACAGGTGTTCGTGGTCAGGGTTATGGATGTTTCCAGCATCACTGAGGATTTGGCGGTTTATCCACTCATGTACTTCGTTTGCGGGGATCAGCCTGGTGTATGGCTGCCAGTTGTCGGAGGCGATGAAGTTAACTGGCGGATAAGGCCTGCGCTCGTCATCGTTAGCCATGGGTTACTCCGTTGTTTGTTCGGTTTGCTCTCCCGGTACTGGCGTAAACTGCACGCGCTTCACATCGGCCGGAGCGAAGTACAGCCACTCGCCCGTCTCCGTCGCCAGCGGCACATAGTCATTAACCAATTCAGGCTGACGTCATGACATCTTGCCGGTGAAGGTTTCACCGGCTTGGGTGGTTAACGTGATTTGGTAGGTGTCGGGCGTTGAGATACTCTTTATCTACTTGAAGGGATATTCTGGTTTTTACCCCTTAGAGGGGATGCTGCCATTACGATGAGCCTACCCATGGCGATGACAACAAAAACCGCCCGTAGGCGGCTGTCTAATATCTCAAATACCTAGCAACGGCCTGAGTCCATTCAACTGCTCTGCCTTAATCACCATACCTAAATTCATCATTAACGTTGTGCTAACCACTGGCGTAGCTACAGTAGGAACATCTACTATGTTAATACTTCCATTTACATCAAGAGTTGGGCCGGCATATAACACCCCCAAAAAGATAAATCTATTTCCGATCGCCCATCCATCTGAGGTTGAAAAGCCGCCTTCATTCATAATGTACACAGGCGACCCGCTGGACCCCCCAAAACAGGCCATATCAATCATGAATTCAGGCCTGCCCTGCCAATCCTCAAGCAATGATGAGGCAGTGATCCCCTTTCTGGTAATAGGCCTGTTATTGACAGTATCCCATAAGCCATTTGGATAGCCAGTCATAAAAACTTCTTCAACTGGAGTAACATGATGCCGGTTAAGAAAACTACGATCTGTGAAGAAAAATTTATCAACTTCGATCCCTTGCGAACTTAACTCATTTAGAAAAGTACCTATAGGTAGGGCACAAAGATCAATATTTGGGTCGGGGTGCTGTATGAAATCATTAGGATTATTAATCGTTACGTCATAAAATTTTAATTGTGGGTTCGCAGCGGATGAAACGTTTAATCTAATACGAATGGTAGTGGAATTAGCAATCACATGTTTGTTTGTTACGAGTAATGGCAGGCCTGAGTCTCCGGTAGTTGAAAAACCAAACCAAAATCCCGTACCAACCGACACGCCACCTCCAACTACATCACACTCAATTCTAACTGTAGATTTTGAGATTAATTGACTTACTGACATTGACTTATTCCTCTTAAATTAGGCCAGCCAATGATAAAAGACAGTTTGGGCATTCAATAGTATTTTGTGTTATTTGATACACAGATCTTTGATGTAGCCCTGCAAATATCCAACCTGCTTCGTCACTGTGACGATTCGCTCTCTGAGGGTGAAATAATCCCGTTCAGCGGAGTCAGTAAGTCGGGGGCCTGAAGCATCGCCCATGCCGCCGGCGCTGGCCGCTCCGTTCGCGGGACATTCTGCGTTGACGCGCAACCCGCACTTGCCAGAGCTAACGCAACGCTGCAGATCATCAAGCTGAGATTTCGCATCGGCTAATTCCTTCGTATATTTGGCATCGAGCGCTGCGGCGTCTCGCTGCCTTACCTGCATATCAGCGATGGTGTCTTTCGCCAGGCTGAGTTGTTCATTCGCTTTGTCCCGCTGCCTTTTGAACTCGGTCGCGTTGTCGTGGTAGTGACTGGCCAGCCAACCGAGGCTGACTATCAGGCAGATCAATATGGCGCAGATGACTGCGATTAGCCGGTTCATGATTGCACTTCTGCTACAACGCCGCCTGCGGCTTTGAATTTTGCGATCAGGTTGTCGGCCTTATGCTCAAACTGCCCATAGCCTGCCCCGGGCAATGACGCCCAGATGTTGCTGCAACGATCGATAGCTTGCCGAATCTGCCCGTTATCGATGAGTGGAATCGCGCCACGTTCTTTGATTTGCTGCAGAGCCACCTGGTCCTGTGAAGCCGGGGAAAAGTCTTTCAGTCCAAGCTGTTTCCGGTACGCATCCCACCATTTTGAAAGCAACTGGTAACGCCCGGCCGCGGTAGATTTGACGCCCAGCTTGGGGAGATTAACCAGTTTTCGTGGGTGGTCGCTGTAGTCAGAGAAAAGCGATCCGCCGACAATGACATCATAACCCCTGTTTTTGGTGTTCTGCCCTGGCTTGTCAGTACCTTCTGACCAGGCGAGCATATCCAGAAATGCCCTGCGCTGCTTATTGAGTTCCAGCATCATCAACTCCTGCTTTTCTGGCGGCGAACTTCTTAATCAGATTGCCGATTGAGTCAGTACCGATGTAGCCAATGAACACACTGGCGATGTAAGCGAGATTGCTGCTCAGGCCAATGAAGTCGAGAAGGTCACGGACGAACCAGGCGATCATCGCGCACATGACCGCATCTATCAGCGTCTTCGCCATAGCGCCACCGTTATAGCGGCCCCGCAAATACGCCATGATGAAAGCCAGTATTGCGCCGATACCCTGCTCCTTAGCTGCCAGCAGAGCGGCGATGAAATCTTGTTTATAGGGCATTCGCATAAGCCTCACCTCCGTTAATGACGGATGGCGCTGTGTGTGTTTAAAAGGGGTCAGGCCCGTCGGGCTGGATTTAACAACGAAGCGTGTCGATGATGATTCCCGCGAGCCTGAAATGAAAAAGGCCCGCCGAAGCGAGCCCAAAACGCAGAAAGCCCCGGCGTTTGCCGAGGCTTTAAATTTTTTCTTCAACGGTGAACATACAATGCCCATCGTTAGAACAAATTAACACGAATTCGGGAAAAGTAAATATCTCACCGCGTTATTTGTTTGAGTTGCGCCTCTGCCCACGCCTCCTCTATATCGAATTTAGTGATCAATACGTCGAAGAACGGTTTAACCGATTTCTTCCAGGTATCCAGAGTGATGGCGTCCGTTATCTGGCAAATGGCATTATGCACAGCAGTGGAGAGGATTCGCTCATACCCGCGACCGCCACAGCGTTTACAGTTACCCATTACAGGGACTCCCTGCTTCTCCGTCTCATCCTGGTTCACTACCTTCCCCCGGCCATGGCAGTCGTTACAGGCGGCGCTAACAGTCCCTTTTCCCTTGCACTTTTGGCAAAGCACCCGGACCTGTTCCCGGACCGACTTCACCTCCTCCCAGTATGATGGATAGATCCCCTTCGTAACTTTAACCCACTTCGGCGGTTTACCGTCCGGATACGTTACTTTATTGGTGAACACAACGGCGTCAGTGAATCCAGATCCATTGCAGCAGTCGCATGTTTTTTTACTGGAAGCACTGCGGGAGTAATCCTCAAAGGCGTACTCTGCGAGGATCCGGATAACCTTTGGTTTTACGGTTGGCGAGAGCTTGCGCAACGCGGCAACTTTATCGCATTTTGAGAGCGCGTACTCAGCCAATAGTCCGATAGCCCGATCCCGGTCATTGTTGCTTATGCCCATCTTGCCCAGGAAAGCGCTATACCCCATCGCGGCACGTTCCTGGGTCATGCCCATTGCTGCTATGATGTCGGTGCCGGTCAGTGAATCAGAGGCGGTAGCACGCGGAGAGTCGCTAATCAGCGTGGATTTTGCGAAGTGGTATTTCACTGTGTTTTCAAGATTCACGCTGCGGCCCTCTTTGGCTGTTTTGGTTTGGTCTGGTTCAGGTTGTGCTTTGCTACTGGCGGCATACTGGCGCGCTTAACGCTCTCGGTTTGGTACTGCATGAAGTGATCGAGGGTCATAGAGATTCCCCAATGATGATCTGCCCTTTCTCGCCCCATATTTTGGTGATGCGGCAATCCCAGACGTGTGAATCATCCTCATAGAGAGCGTCCATTAGGGCTTTCAGCATATTGTCGCAGTCGGGCTTTGACTGATGTGGACGTCCTGCGTATTGCGCTCTCTTTTTCTGACTCCAGCTTTGCGGCATAGGCATGACGAACGTGACGTGAGCGCCGGAATCTGGCAGGTGAATTTTGCGCAGACGAGCTTCATCACAGAACGCCCGGTAACGTATTACTTCCGGACGCTGCTTCCACTTATCAGCTCTGGTCATCCTGGGTTTGCCGATGGGCGTGATATCGTAGATTTTCATGATTTGATAAGTCCCTCTTTCCGCCAGATTTCCAGGGTGCGCATTACCCCCTCTGCGTGCATCAGGCGCAATTCGTCATAGGTGAAATCGGTGGTTTTGGCTCGGTCGTCGATCAGGTCGTGGCAGTTACTGCAGGCGATCGCCGCCTGGGTATCATCGGGTTTGCATCCAGTACCACAGGTGCCAGCCAGTCGGTAATGTGCCAGCACGCTGGTTTCCGGGTTGCCGTTGCAGTAACCAGGGATCCGCACTGTACATTCGCGACCTCGGGCCACTTTGCGAAGGTTCGCCATACTCACCCCCACATCCTGTTGCGCCAGCGGGAGTCTGGCCGAGGCGGATTTTTGTCCTCCACCAGCTGCGCGCTGACGGTCCATGTCATAAAGTCAGGGTTTAAGCTTCGTTCGACCTTTACGCCCCGCTGACGATATCTCGCTACCAATTCGTCGGCCTGCTGCGTTGTGCATTCGAGATGGTGAAACCATGAGTGTTTCATCGGCATCACCCCGCGAAGCTTAAAAGCTGGTTGGCGGCGTTCTCAGCTTCCTGCAGGCTGTTGAATGAACGAGAGAGGATCCACCGCCAGAGAACATCCAGCGATGCTTTGTACAGTTCCTGGAACTCGCATTCGTCCATGCTTGCGAAAGAAATGCTGCGAGGGTGTTTTTTCAGCGTGCCGTCCGGCAGCTGTATGGCGTCATAGTGGCCGGCTTCAACGATGACCCACGCCCGGTAAGCATCGAAGGATTTGCAAATACTGATATAGCCGGATCGCTTCTCAGCTATCCGGTCGAGATATTGCCCGGCGGCATCAAGCAACGCCGATTCACTCCCGCCATATGCAGCAAGGTATTTGGCGTAACCTGTGATAAGCCTGCGCTCGTTAGACGAAATCGCCCCGCCGGTAGGTTCCCAATATTCAAAGCCGAGATTGAGTAAAGCAAAGTAACGGCGGTGAAACGCCGGATTGCGGACAAGCTTATAATCGGCTTCCAGAACGGATCCGAGCTTGCATTTTGATTGCAGAAAATCACTGGTCTCCGGCGTGGCGGGGATCAGGATACCTTGAGATTGTTTTATTAAGTGAAGCTGCGCCATCACGTTCTCCGGTGGCGCATTACTGTCAGGTGGCTGGTTGTTCAGGCCAGCACTACAAGTATGATGTAGCTAGCTGTTATGAGTCAATTTTTAGAGCCATTTCCTTAATAACCTCCACTAATGATTTTCTTGTCCAGAGGTGTTCATCTTTAGCAATTTTCCTAACCGATACTTCACTATTAATATTCGATAAAAGGATTCGGTCATTCAAAGCTAATCGGAATGAGCACAACACATGTCCGGATCCGTCCGTAATGGTGGCCCACACATTCCCCTGCTGATTTGGGTCAATACCATCTGTCACATTACCCCCTGAGCGACATACAGACGCACTCATAAAAAACGGGTAGCAGCATCAAGGGAAACGCGAATGCGATGCTCTGGGATAAGAGCCGCCACCATCACAATTAAACTAATAAAACCAGTCGTCTGCGCTTTCCCATGTCTCTTGCAGAATTTGCTCAACGCGTTTTTTATCGCCATCAGCGCCGCCCAAAACGCTAAGGCCATCGTTGCTTGTGCGTCGAATGGTTAATTTGCAGTCATCATAAGACTGAGATAAGCGGCGCAGCAATTCTTGTTCGAGCGCAGGTACGGCGCCATCAGGGAGTTTTTTATGTTTATCAATTGTGACTTCAACTTTCATGGTTAGCACCTCACATAAACACTGTATAAATAAACAGTATACTGGGAGAGTGAAATGGTCAAGAGGTTAAGGGCTCTTTTTGCAAAGGCTATGAGTCTGTTTAACATGATGTTTTTCACTATTAAAAAACCCGCCGAAGCGGGCTTTATCATGCTGCAATGTCTTTTTTCAGGCTCATCTCCGGTAAGTTAGCTCTCACCAGCGCTTTAGCATGCAGCGGAGTTACCCACATGGTGGAGATTTGACGTTAAACGCACTCTTCAAGGTTTTACCAGACTGAATTTTATTGTATCCCGATACACCCCTGGATGGCCTGGCACAAACTTACACTTTTTAATAGCAACCTCAGTTTCCCTGAAGAAAACCTCATCGCCCGTTATGTCTACTGAGTACACTTCGCCTTTATCATTAACCCACGCCGCATAATCGACACTCCCTTCAGTTCTCAATGCCTGAGCCTTCACTGGCATCACTGGCGCAGGACAACTTATACGCACAGGTGATATTTCTTTTTTATTATCAATAGCAAACACCACGTTTGATATAAGAGCAGCACTAACCAGAAGTATTAATTTTTTCATAAACGATACCAACTTTGTTTTCCTTGCGTCCACAATTCACTAATGCGCATTTTGCATGCAACACCGTAGGTGTGTTCCGCTTAGGCACCGCCCCCTAGGGTATGGGGGGATTATAGTTTAAGCAACTACTCGCGTCCGACATGTCGCCGGCAAGTTTGCCCTCACTGATGTCTCAGCGAACGGCGGCGGGACGGAGTTTGTATAGCGTGAAAGCCACTTGCCTTTAGCGAGCTTAACACTGCGCGGGAAACAGGTCCGATTATGTACCGCTGCGAGAGACCCCTGAGCCGCGTAGATTTTTACTTTCATCAGCAATAAAAAAGCCCTCTCCGAAGAGAAGGCTTTTCATTTTTTTGCTCGGAAAACAGAATTGACGACGCAGTAGACAAGACCACAGATGTGGGGCATCGAGCATCCAGCGAAAATCTTCAGGACCTCATCAGATAGCTCCAGAAACCCAAGCCCAACACAGATAAATATCGCATTCACTACAACAACTTGCACAATTATTAAAATCAGCAACGTTATTGCATACAAGTCTTTTATCCGAGTTTTTTTAACTTTGTGCGCCATGTGTCCCCACTTGGCGCCGGATAATCGTGTCAGTTGCTCAGGCTGACGAGGTAATTATCGCCCTTCCCGGGGAGAAAAGCAAAATGAGCATAGGCGAGAAAATCGCTATTTCTTGGCGTTCTGCTCAGCCATTTCCAGATAGCGCGGATCGGATGCGCGGGGGAGCTGGATGCTCTGCTCGCGGTAGTAGCGGACGCGTTCCATAAAGTATTCGCGCAAATGCTCTGGCTGCTCTCTGGCGACCTGCTCAGCTATCACCGGCATGTTCAGACGCTCTTTGTAGGCGACGCCGGATGCTGCGAGATCGACGTTTACCTTGTCCTGTTCGTCTTTCGATTTGGCTGCAATATTCCACTGAGACTTTTTTTTTGCTCCTGATTGACAGTTCGCCAGCAAAATATAGAATCGTAGGTCCAGTGTATTAGAGTATGCGAGCTGTGTCGCTAAGGAGGTAAGCCTTGACCCAGTTTTTGAACTTACCCGCGATATCTGTTAATTAGCCTTTTGGCTGGTTAACGAAGATAGTCACCCCGGGCATATATCGAAACCATTATCTACGGATAAAGGATAAGCGGTGACTGAGGGGAAACCCAGATCGTACAGCAAACTGGAGCGCCGGGGGTTAACCCCGGCGTTTTATTTTCTACAATTTTCATTCTATTCGGGCTTTGCATTCTGCTGGGGATTTAGGCATCAGTCGTCATCCCAGTCATCTTCCTCTTCTTCATCGTCATCGCAGGATGCGAGAAGTGGATTCATTCGCCTCCCCACCTGACTGGCGTAGCCGCGGCGACCGAGGTTGTGCAGCACGCCGTAGATTTCGAACATTTCGGTTCGCTCATCACCAATATCAAGCTCACAGGCCAGCGTGTGGCATTCAGTAGCGAGCGCCGATATCTTCTCAAGCAGTTCGACCTTATTCACCTTTCACCTCCTGCGGGGCGGCCGGCAGCGGCATCCAGTGGGTTATTTCTCCATGGATGAATTGATTTGCCGAGAAGCCACCAAAGAAGCAGTTAACTTCCAATACTCGCTTTCCATCCCAGCCAAAATACACACCGTTACTTTCCGGCATCCGCTCGCTAACCGGAATCCATCCCTGGCTTTGCGCTGGAGTGTCGCCGTTTTGCTCCGGAGAAACGTGGTTTTGCGCCGGGCAGCAATCGGATTGCGCCGGAGATTTGGTGTGCAGCACCTGCACATTTTCGTTACTCCTGCAGGTTGCTTCAGCTCCTGCACTTTTTTGGAGTTCCTGCAGCATGGCGGCGCGGCAGGCGTCATAAGTAGCCTGACAGGCTTTCAGTACATGCTCGCTTTCCCAGGCATTACAGCGCACCTCGTAATCAAGGCTTTCCAGTACATCGTCAAAATCCGGGAGTGCCGGCGCTGGCTGCGCGTGGCGATAGATCGCGATATCTCCCGCCTCCTGGTTTTGTTTACCCCAAATCAGAGATGTTTCTCGGCCCATAGCAATATGATGAAGGTTTCGTTCATCTGTGAAAACAACCGGCTCGCTGTCCATTGCGGCCAGCGCGATGCGAGCCAGCTCTTTGCCTTCGCCATGCTTCAGGAATCCATCTTCAGCGATTTCCTGCAGGCGCTCTCTGGTTAATTCGCTGGTCATTGGTTGGCTCCTGGCTTATTGATGCGCGATGTTATATTCCGACCGCAGTCGCAGCAGTAGAATGCTTTCCCGCCGCGAATGCCGCTGGTGTGCTGCCCCTCAAGGAATGAACCATCCCAAGCATAAAACTGCTTGAAATCCACAACCTCTTTCGTGTGGAATCCATTCTCACCGCCGCAGTGCGGGCATGAACTCGGGTTTTCTATAGCCATCTACTCAGCCTCCACCTTGATGCCATCGGCGCGAAGTGCGTCAGCACATGCAGTGATCGCCTTATTCCAAACTTCAGTTTCTGACCATAGTTGACTACCGGCGTACTCCGCAGGGCAAAATCTTTCAGCTGGCAGCTTCACGGTGCGGGACTCCAGCTCGGCGATGCGCTGCTGCGCCTTCTCCAGCGCCTCTGCCTGCGAGGTAATATATTTACGTAAAACCCGTGCATATTGAGTAGACGGCGTGGGGTATTCGCTGATCTGCTTCAGCTGGGCCAGCGCATCATTAATTTCAGATTGCGCCAGTTCGGTGATATTAGTTGTCATGCGGCACCTCACATTCGTGACTTTCCGGATCGTCGGCTTTGTAATAACCGCCGCACAAATTGCAGCGGACTTCTGCCACATCGTCATAGTTAGTAGTACCGGTTATCATTTGTCGGCCCTCTCGCGCAGCTGGAATGCCACCATTGCGCAGATGTTCGGCGCGTCGGTGAAGTCGTCATCATCCGAAGTCACTAGCGCTCTAACGCAAGCCTCTGCACCTTCAGCCTTAATTCCGGCCAGATAAGCGTCGGTGGCGGAAAAGTCCAGCTCATCGGCGCATGGGATAACTTCGCCGTATATCCGCTCCATAGCTTCATCCCAGCCATAGCGGCAGGCATCGTACCGGTCAGTAATGCCACGGTCTTCAAGTCCGCACCCCATGCCTTCGTCGTGGTACTGAGGTTCGTTATCCAGGTTGGTTACGGAATCGACGATCTGTTTCATCGCCACATTCTCCGCAGCCAGCTGCTTAAACGCTTTAGCCAGCGCCATAACCTTTGTCTCTTTGATCGACAGCTCGCCTGCGCTCTCCAGGGAGGCGATGAGCTCGTTTACTGCCTGTAATGTGATAGTCATACAGCCTCCCCAAGCACCCAGCGCAGAGCCGCAGCGTAATCGCCAGTGGCACCTTCGAGGGCTTTTGTGATTTCTTTACGGGTTTTCAGACGTGGCTTCGCTTCGCCAAGAATCTGGCGCTGCCGCCGGGCTTTTTCATGGCCGGTTGTGCCAGCGGTCGCCTGCTCGATTTCCGCTACCTTTTCCCGCTGCTCTTCGGGTTTCAGTGATGCCAGTTGACGCGCCTGGGTAACGGTAACTGTGCCAGCCTCCACCGCTTCCCTGACGGCCAACAACTACGCAGGTGAGCCCCGTTTCATGGTCTTTCCAGACGATGATTGGCTCCAGTACCCCCAGCTCCGCAATGTTCAGTACCATCCCTTCCTCGATCGGCAGGTGTACACGCTCATCGTAAAGTGGGTGGGTCTTATCGGTGACCAGGTGCAGGTTTTCAGGCTCGAAATTGAGCACGTTTGTTTTGCCGCTGGCACCGTATACATCGATTGAATTCTTAGCCATGAATAGCCTCCTGAACATCTAAAACTCGCTGAAAAACAGGACTGCCAAGCAGGCTGTAATTCATCCCAACAGCAACTTTCGGCACCAGGCCAAAACGCTTCATGTCAAAGTCGATGACGGCCCGCTGATCGCGGAACAGCCCCAAACGACCATGCCGGACAACCTCGCCGGTCGCTTCTGCTTCGGAAAAATACCGCTGGACAGTAGCGCGGCTCAGCCCCAGTTTTTTCATTGCCTCGGTGGTCGTGAGGCGCCCCTGATGCTTGGTGATCCGAATCACTGCGCGGACGTACTCTCTGCGCTCAACTGCTGACAATGCTCTAGCCATACATACCTCACTTAACAACGCGCAAATGGCGCACGTTTTTGCGATAGCTGTCCCATTCAAAATTCACCCACATACCGCCGTCCATCTGGAGACGGTCAAGGATCCGCATACCCAGTGTTTCCTTCAGCGATTCATAGTTCAGGTTTGTAAGGATGCCGACAGGTCGCATGGAGGACAGCCGGCGATCGATAACCTGATTCAGGATGACTTTTTCACCGCTGCTTCCGCGCTGAATACCCACCTCATCCAGAATGAGCAGGTCCACATGGCACAAATCGTCCAGCAATGACGCCTCTGACTGCCCGCCGTCGTAACATTCCCGAACACGCAGCATGAGATCCGGAATGGTTACCACCAGCACAGAGCGACCACCAGCCAGCAGGTGATTTCCGATTGCGGCCGCCAGATGGTTTTTCCCGGTGCCTGGCGCTCCGCTGAATACGAAGCTCGCAAACCCTAAGCCGAATTGCTGCGCGTAACTTTTCGCCATCGAGAGCGCCCGACGCTGGCCATCCGACTCAACCTGATAGTTCGCGAATGTGCAGCCGCGGTGCAGATCCTGAATTCCTGCACGTCCAAAGATTTTCTCTGCACGTGCACGCTGGTTTTGTTTTTCCAGTTCCTCACAGCGCTTACGGCCTTCTTCGGCTTGCCAGGCACGCCATTCATCAACGCTGCCGAATTTTGGCTGAACGCCAGGGGGAATGAGTTTTTTCAGTCGCTCCAGTGCATTCCCGGTACCAATCATGTTTTTCATCGCTACCCCCTGAATCCCGATGGGATGGTTTTGTCAGGTTCCGAAATCTGATTGGGATCTCGTGCGCCTGGCGCCTGCTGAATCGCCCACGGTTCGCTGAAATGCATACCAGGGCCAAAAAACGTTTTCGCCTGTTTCACGTACTGCGTGTTGAGGATTCCCTCGGCTTTAACGAAAGCCGCGTAACGCACCACTCCTGCGAAGATTTCCGCCGTAGTGGTTCCATCCCTGATTCGGGCATTCCAGGCTTTGAAGGCATCGGATTTGCTGTTACCCCCTGCCCGCTTGGGATAAACCGACCAGACCTGCTCGAACTCATTCGGGTATATTTTTTGAGGTTCAGGTTTATCGCCTTCGTCCTGATTCTGATCGTCAGGGGGTGTGGCGGAGCCATGCCCCGAACTATCTTCCTCCTGATCCTGTTCCTGCTCCTGATCCTGTTCCTGGTTAAGGAACGGTTCGAGAACCCTTTCGGAACCCTTTAGTTTTGCGATACCAATGTGGGATATTGCCGAGGCTAAAACCCGCGCCAGCTCTGGCTTCACCGTAGATTTGTCCGGGACCTGATCAAACAAACGAAGTGCTGCAATTCCCTGGTTTGGGTTTTCAACTGAATTCCAGGTCAGAAAGTTACGAATTAGCACCCATTTTGATGACGAATCACGCGTTGCGAAACCGTTAGCCGATAGCTCATCAAACCCTTTCGAAACCCTTTCAGGAGTCCAGGCAAGGTCTTCCGAAACGTATCCATCAGGCAGCCTGAAGCATCCGATCATGTTTGTGTGTTGCCCGGTGAGCAGGTACAGCGCCAGCAACCTGGCATCATCCGATACCCGGCGCATTCCATCGCTTATCCAAAATGATGTATGCACCTTGCCGTAATCACGCATAGAGACCCCGTTGTTGCTTAAACTGGTGTGTTTTCATCACCAAGCACCCACCGCAAAGCCGCTGCGTATTCGCCGCTGGCGGTTTGAAGTTGCTGGGTAATTTCCTTACGGGATTTAAGACGCGGCTTTGTGTCACCGAGAACAGCGCGCTGGCGACGAGCTTTCTCGTGGCCAGTTACACCCTCTGCCGCTGCCTCTAACTGTTTGACCGTTTCCCGTTGCTTTTCCGGTGGCATATCGACCAGCTGACGCGCTTGAGTGACAGTGACTTTTCCAGCCTCAACCGCCGCCTGGACGGCCTGCGTAGCATCCAGTAGAGCCACGGTTGCCTGGACCGTTTTTACGCTGCAGCCAAAAAGCAGGGCAATGTCATTTTCGTCATGACCGTATTCCATCTGCTGAACCATTTTTTTGGCCCGGCCCAGTGGGGTATCTGGTTGCGTTATCTCGTTTTCGCTGACCATGTATTTGGCCATTTGAATGGCTGAACCGCGCTTAGCTATACCGGGTACCGGCCAGGGTTCCAGCCCTGCCCGCTTTCTCCTGGCGTTTGCTTCCTTAGCGTTCTTTACGCGCTGCCGACCTGCCACCACACAGGTTTTCCCTGTCTCCGGGTCCTTCCACACAATAATTGGTTCGAGTACCCCAAGTTCCATGATGTTGAGGATCACAGCTTCATTAAGCGGTAGGTGTACGCGTTCGTCGTAAAGCGGGTGTGTTGTATCGGTCACCAGATGCAGGTTTTCCGGTTCGAAAAACAGGACGTTGCTTTTACCGCTGGCGCCGTACGCGTCGATCGAGTTTTTAGCCATGGGCGCCCCCGTTATTGAAATTCAGTTGGTTCATGTTCATAATTTCCACTGTGAATTGATCCAGTTAATTCGCAACGAAAGCCGTAGGTGTTGCAGCACCGCGGCTTTCACCTTTCTGAATTCCAGCATCACGTCACTCCCAGCATTGAAGTGACAATGGCCATCAGCGGCGCCGTTAACTCAGGGTCTATCCGGAACATCTCGACAATTCCCTCGCTCAGTTCTTTCAGCTTCTGATGGCGTGGTGCTCCCATAGCAACGGCAACCTTTGCTTCGCTGGTTTCTTTTTCCAGACGAGCCAGACGGGACATAAAACTGTCTTCGGGCAATAGACGGTGACGGTATTCCAGAGGAAGAACGGCCATGATTGCCGGGGTAAGAAGGCGAACGTACTCGCGATAGCGCTCAGAATCGGCCGGGTTGTCCAGGTAGCGAAAAAGCTTCTGTCGGGCACGGCTGATATCATCAGGGAACGCGATCTCCTCGCCGCCCTGCTGGCGCCACTCATCGATGATATGTGCCGACACAACATCCTGGCCCTCAGCTGCAGCCCAGGCGCGAACAGCAGAGCGAATAGCGTCGTGATCTGACTCTCTCAGCTGATTTCGCTTTATCAGGGCGCCGGTGTTGAATCCGGTATTTTGTTGAAAGGAAAGTGTTTGCATAGTCAGCCTTCCTGTTTCGGCAGGCCGTCAGTTGGGTTTGGGTACGCCTCAGGATCAATTTCATGAGGTGTAACCTGCCAATTAAGAAACTTACAAAGCGCGCGCACCCGTGATGTGGGGACTTTTCCCGAATTCATCCAACGACTTACTGCCTGAGATGAAAGACCCATTGCCTCACCAAGCGCGGTTTGTGTAGTGATTGATTTAACTTTGTTTTTAAGTTGCTCGTTCATGACTCCTCCTTTTGTTGAAAACAAGCATACACATTGAAACCGTATGTTTCAATTAAATTACTCCAATTTGTTTCAGTTACTTCTGAAACATTGGGTTGTAAAATGGAAAGTATGACTACCGAAACCAATCAAGTTTTTGCTTACAGGTTTAACCAAGCCATTACTGAGCATGGTTGGAACCTTTCCGATTTAGCCCGCCGCGTTGGTGTAACGCCGCAGGCGGTTCAGAAGTGGGCGAAAGGAAGCTCTATACCGCGGGGCAAGAAGATGAAGTTGCTTGCTGAAGTAACGGGAAAGCCCGAGCATTGGTATTTCATGCAGCCTGATACAGATGATCCTGAACTGGTAGCTCAACTAGGTCTTCCAAAAAAACTCGATGTTACTGAAGAGGCGCTCCTTAGCATCTTTAACCAACTTCCCGAAGCTGAAAAACTACGTTTAATCCTTCACGCAAAGGGCGTTTTGAGAGATCTTCAAGCACTAAAAGATGATGTTGGTGATTTGATAAAAGACCTTAATCGCTAACTCCCCGCCCCCTAACGCTGACATAGTCGGCGTTTTTTTTGCCCTCAATTACTAATTTTAGTTTCAATCATTTGACTATTGAAATTATTGGTTGTAAATTTAGCACATCGACAACAAACGCATTGTTGTCAGGTGGTAAACGTTCCGCTGGCCGGCGACAAGGCAGAGGTTGAAATGAGCAAGCACGGCATCAGAGCCCTGGTCATTTCGGCAGTAATTGGGCTCTTCATCTGGATCGCGCTTTTCAGCGTACTCAGGGAGATATTTCTATGAATGATTTCGCACGCAAACCCGCTCGTCAGCAGGCTGTTCGTTTAAGTCCGCTGTCAGCTTTCATCCGCCGGGTGTGCTACATGCTCGCGCAAAAAGGAGACCCTTCATGAGCACGATGTTTGCCCTGGTTCTCACCGTCAGCATGCTGACGGGCGGTAATCAGGATGTGCTGCTCGGCGTTTACGACACTGAGAATGACTGCAAGGCAGCCGCAGAAGAGCAACACGTGAAAGCTGAATGCTATCCACTGAAAGGCGTACTGGACGAGCATCCGGCCGGGTTCACGGTGCAAATGTAGGGGGAAGAATGCAGAAGAAATGCGGTTACTGCCGTAAAGCGATCGAGGGAAAACCAGTGGTGAGCACCCTGTTGTACCTCCAGGGGAACCAGCTCGCACGGAAAGAAAAAGAGTACTGCTCTGAACGTTGCGCCTCTTACGACCAGATGGCGCACGAGGGCTAACGTAAACCCGCCGAAGCGGGCTGTACGTCCGGTGCCACCGACCAAAGTTACACCGGAAATTACCAAAACCAATGACCACCCTGAATGGGCGCTACCAATGGCCCGGGGGATTCTACATCCAAAATAGAGGCTATCACATGGAATATTTTTATCTGATAAAAGCGACTCAAAAATCGGGTAAAGCTGATGCCGTAATCTGGCGCACTAATAAATCAGAAGCTCGCGCCCTTCTGCAGCTGGACGTCGATCTGGAAGACGCTGGGATCGAAACAGGCCGCGGCAAAGACTATCAAAAACCAATTCGTACCGATTTCCCGGTATTCAATGACCTGCCGGCGGAGGGTGTTTTCGATTACTCATGGTGCGAACGCTACCAGCTCGGCGACGATGGCCGCACCTGGGCTCTGAAGCCAGGTCAGGCGCCTGCAGATCATCACATCGATGATGCCGGAGTAACCTCTGGGGCCGTTACTGGCGAGCCGGTTGATGCCAATACCACTGTCGACGCGGTACAAGATGAGACCGTGGAAACTTTCGGTAGTGATGAATACAAGGACGACTCCAGCGCGCTTTTTAACGTGGCAGAACTCCCCTTTCGCGCTCAGCTGCTGGCGCAGTACATGGCCGAAGAACGCTACGTTTATCATATCAGCATGCCTCACCGGCAGGAGCTGTCAGTTCTTGAAATGGACACTGATAACGCAGCCGTCCAGGATCTGATTCTGGCCGCCGAGAATATCCCTGAAATCAAAAAATACGATATGCCGGCGCTCTGGAAATTCACCAGTGCCAATAAAAAAGTCTTCCCCGAAGGGAAACGGCATGAGCTCGGCAAGCGTATCCAGTTTGCAAAGCTGTGGTTCGCTACTAACGCGATCGACCGCGGCATTCTCACCAGGGAATGGGCTGCCGGTAACTGCATTTCTTCGGTTATGAAAACTGATGCAGGTACGAATGCTGGCGGCGGTAATAAAACCGATCGCAATCCTGACTACACCCATACCCTTGATACGCTCGATGTAGAAATAGCCCTGGCCACAATGCCAATGGATTTCGATATCTACAATTTCCCGGCATCAATTCACCGCCGGGCCAAAGAGATCGTCCAGAAGAAAGAAAGTCCGTTCAAGGAATGGTCTGCAGCGCTGCGCAAGGTCGCAGGCATCCTGGATTATTCCCGCGCAGCAATTTTTGCCCTTATCCGTGGTGCCACCAGCGATGTTCACCATTTCCCGGTAAGTCTGCAGACCTATATCAATGCGAACCTGACCGAGCATAAGCATGACACCCCTTCTGCTGAAACGCTTGAGAAAGCCGGTCATGTTTCATCTGCCGCCGTCACTCTGGACGCTGTGAAAAAGGCTATCGATGGAGATGAAGGTGCGCCTGACCTGGAAACTCTCTCTACTGACTTTCAGGTAATTGGCACCGAACTGGTGAAAGAAGCTCAAAAGAAACGCCCTGACGCTAATCAGGTTCTGGCCGCCGAACGTGGCGAATATGTCGAAGGTATCAGTGACCCCACGGATCCGAAGTGGATAACCGAAGACCTGACCAAGCCCAAACAGCCTGAAGTTTCAAACATGGGCAATGGTGTTTTTTCGATTGATGGTCTGATGGATAGCCAGACATCACCAGCACTAGCACCAGCACCAGCACCAGCACTTTCTATCGTGGACCAGGCGCGCCAGCGCGCTGCAGAAGAAAAATTACATCCAGCTAATTCCGGGGAAACCACCAGCAATGTGCAGATGGAAACGGCTCAGCCGGTCGAAGACGAAAATGATAATGCGGTATCAGCAGGCGAAGGCGCTGATGAACCTCCTGCGCAAACAACTGCCGTGAACATGAGCAAAATACTGGCTGAACGCTGCCCGGATCTTACCGCCGAAGTGCTGAAAAGCCAGGTTTCCGAGAGTGCTCATAGCGATGAAGAGGAAGAGGAAGAGGCTGAACAAGCAGCGCCAGTATGGCCGGAGTATTTCGAGCCTGGTCGATATGAAGGCGTGCCAAATGAAGTCTACCACGCCGCTAACGGCATCAGCTCCACGATGGTTAAAGATGCCCGGGTATCGCTGATGTATTTCGAGGCGCGCCATGTATCCAAAACCATCCAGAAGGTACGCTCCCCTGTTCTGGATATGGGCAACCTGGTGCATGCACTGGCGCTGCAGCCTGAGCAGCTGGAAAAAGAATTCAGCATCGAGCCGGAAATACCGGAAGGCGCCTTCACCACGACTGCGACGATCCGCGCGTTTATAGACGAGTACAACGCCGGGCTTCCGCCGCTGTTGAGTGCTGACGACATCAAGGCGCTGCTGGAGGCTCACAACGCCACACTGCCCGCTCAGATTGCGTTAGGGGCATCAGTTGAAGAAACCGGGCAGAGCTATATGTCATTGCCTGCTGAATTCCAGCGCATCGAAGACGGGCAGAAGCAAACCGCGACCGCAATGAAGGCTTGCATCAAAGAATATAACGCTACCCTGCCCGCCCAGGTAAAAACCAGCGGCAGCCGCGATGCCTTACTGGAACAGCTGGCGCTTATTAATCCTGACATGGTTGCTCAGGAAGCACAGAAGGCGCAGCCCCTGAAAGTCTCTGGCACTAAGGCCGATCTGATTCAGGCCGTGAAATCGGTAAAACCGGATGCCGTGTTTGCCGACGAGCTGCTGGATGCATGGCGCGAGAACCCGGAAGGAAAAGTGCTGGTTACCCGCCAGCAGCTGGCTACGGCGCTGGCCATTCAGAAAGCACTGTTGAATCACCCGACCGCTGGCAAGTTGTTGACGCACCCGAGCCGGGCCGTCGAGGTGAGCTATTTCGGCATTGATGAGGAAACCGGGCTGGAGGTTCGTGTGCGTCCTGACCTTGAGATAGACATGGGAGGCCTGCGCATCGGTGCAGACCTTAAAACCATCAGCATGTGGAACATTAAGCAGGAAGGCCTGCGCGCGAAGCTGCACCGGGAAATCATCGAGCGCGATTACCACCTGAGCGCGGCTATGTACTGCGAAACCGCAGCCCTTGACCAGTTCTTCTGGATATTCGTCAACAAAGACGAGAACTACCACTGGATCGCCATCATCGAGGCATCCGAAGAACTGCTGGAACTCGGCATGCTGGAATATCGCAAAGCAATGCGTGCCATCGCGAACGGTTTCGACACTGGCGAATGGCCGGCGCCGATTACCGAAGACTACACCGAAGAACTTAACGATTTTGATATGCGCCGTCTCGAAGCTCTGCGCGTACAGGCATAAGGGGGAATAACAATGTCCAATTTAGTCGCAACTACTGAAAACCAGACCCAGAAGATCGACAACGTTTCTATCCTGACGAACGGTGAATTGTTCAACCGCCTGCGCACGCTCTCTGAAGTAATGGCCAATAGTGGAAACTTCGTGCCTGAGCATTATCGCGGGAAACCAGATGCGTGCATGGCTGTAGTGATGCAGGCAGCGCGTTGGGGTATGGATCCGTTTGCAGTGGCACAGAAAACCTTCCTCGTGGGTAACTCAGGTGTGCTTGGCTATGAGGCACAACTGGTGAATGCGGTAATTAACACCATGGCTCCAACCAAAGACCGGATCCATTTTGAATGGTTTGGTGCATGGGAAAATATCGTTGGCCGCTTCATTAAAAAAACCAGCGGCAAAGGTAACGACTACATCGCGCCGGGCTGGGATTTGCAAGATGAAGCTGGCGTGGGCGTCCGCGCCTGGGCAACGCTCAAAGGAGAATCAGAACCTCGCGAGCTTGTGCTGATGCTTTCACAGGCACAAGTCCGCAACTCTACACTGTGGGCGAGCGACCCCCGTCAGCAACTGGCCTATCTCGCCGTTAAACGTTGGGCGCGGCTGTACTGCCCGGATGTGATCCTCGGGGTCTATACCGCCGATGAAATTGACGAACGCGAAGAAAGGGTTATCAACCCGGCGCAGACAGAAAAGGTCACGCTGAATGAGATAACACACTCCGTTGGCGATTCCACCAGCACGCAAGAGCCTGCATCTAACGTTGACTCTGTTGCTGACGAACTCCGAGAGCGGATTGATACAGCTGACTCAGTGGACCAGGCTAAAGCCATCCGCGTAGATATCGAATCACAGAAAGCGCTGCTGGGTACTGCTCTGTATACCGAACTGAAAAACAAGGCAGTTAAGCGCTACTACCTCGTTGATGCACGAAACAAGATTGAGGCCGCGATTAATTCACTGCCTAACCCTGGCGAACCGGAAGCTTCCGAGCTGTTTGCGAAAGCAGAAGGCACCCTCACCGCCGCCAAACGCCACCTCGGTGATGAACTGTATGACCAGTTCCGCATCACCCTGGACGACATGAAACCGGAATACGTGGGCTAAGGGAGGCGGGAGGGTTCGCCCTCCCGGTAACGATATGAGCAAATCACTGAATGCACGATGCGTACGTCGCTGGGAAGTGGAATTCAAACCTTTTTGTGATTCAAAAGTTAACCCCTACTGGCGTAAGCGCGATCTGCGTGGGTATATCCGCGAAGCTGCGCTTACCACCGCTTACAGCATGGTCGAGAGCATGGCTGAACGTAACGCCAAAGTTGACTATGACGGCACGACTGATGGCTGGTCCCCTGAGTTCTCGGCATGGTATGACGAACGCCGGGAACAGTACCTCAAAGAAGCGCGTGATTACCTGGACGAAGAAGCCACAAATGACGAGATCGATGAAGAAATCCAGAACGAGCTGGAGGCCTGGAATGACTGATATCGCCACATTCACTAATGAGCAATTAATCGCCGTGTGCCGTGCTGACGTGGCGGAAATATCGAAGTTTTTAAAAGAGGGTGAATTCAGCAATCCGTCCCGCGCGGCCCTGTATTTGCGTATTACGGAAATCGCATTGGCAGCGCTGATGGGGGAGTTCTCATTTGCTCGCATTCAGGTTCGCCGCGAACACGCTGAATGGTCACATGCCACCTTCGGCAATGTTGGTCCGGCTGGTCCACTGAAACACCTCAGCATAGAAGCGCTTGAAGCTGCCGCGGAACCTAACGACCACAGCGAATGGGCTGATATGCAGTTCCTGATGTGGGATGCCCAGCGCAGAGCGGGAATCACTGACGAGCAGATTACCCAGGCGATGATCGATAAGCTCGCGGTAAATAAAGCGCGCCAGTGGCCCGAGCCAAAGGACGGGGAACCTCGGATGCATTTACGAAGCGAAGACGAATCACTCAACGCCAGGCGCCGCCGTAATCGTGAATCAAATGCGCGCGCTCGCGAACGTGAAACGCCCACACAACGCAAAGCCAGACTGGCGAAAAACAGATTGAGAATGGCTCTTCGTCGTAAGGGAGGTGCCAAATGAGCCTGAAACACCGTCTGCCCGAGCTGGAAGCCAGCATCGACCCGGCAGCATTGCGCGCAGCCGCCGACGAATATTCGGATCTGCTTCTGACTTTGTGCTTGTGCATGAAGATGGCCGGCCCCACCCGGGCGAACGTGCGCGCCTGCGCCAGCGAGCTTAAAAAACGCCTGACAACTTGGCACAGCCATAAAGAGCTCAATGCAATTCTGTCCAGTTGGGATCCCGTTGGCTATGTTCTCGGCCTCCGCCGGGAAGCGAACGACAACGCGCGCGCAGCTGGCGATCCGGTTGATGTCTTTGTGTGAGGTGAATATGCGACTGATTAACCGAAGCAAACAATCACCGCTGGGCCGCCAGGCGTGCGATGCGGCACTGGCAAAACACGTTGAGCTTTATGGAGCCTACGGGCGACAGAAAACGAAAAGAACTTATACGGTGGTGGTTCAAGGCTCAAAGATCACTGTAGAAGTTGTTAACAGAAAAAGTAGCTATGTGGCCACAGCCATGAGCTGCGCGCGCCGGCTACACCATCTGCCTGGACAATGTAACTAAGGGGTTTTTATGACTAATACATCTCATAAATCAGATGAAATTTTGATAACCGATGACGTTCTGTCCAGATACAAAATATCGCGCAGCACACTCTATTTCTGGAGCACTCCATCCCGGATGCCCTCTTACTTTGCTCAGCCATTCCCGCAGCCTAAAATAAATGGCAGCCCTAAAAGGTGGAGACTTTCAGACCTGCTGGCCTGGGAAGATAACGTGGGGATCAAACCAGAGGCTGACCAACCAGCTTCTCAAGGTGATCCTGCCAAACAGCAAGCCAGTGACGCTGATCATCCAGATAATCATGCAGGTTATAACGTGCCATAA